AAAAGGAAAGATTAACGCTTGAAAACATGGACAACAAGCGGGCAAAGGACATCTTAAAAAAGTTGGGTTACAACAAGTATTATGAACATATTCCATTTATTAAAGATAAATTGGGAATAAAACCTCCTGTTATGCAACCAGAATTAGAAGACAAGTTGTGTAATTTGTTTATGGAAATTCAAAAACCATATAGCAAACATTGTCCGGATAGTAGGGTGAATTTCTTAAATTATTATTATGTCTTGTATAAAATGTGTGAGTTGTTAGATGAGCATAGTTTTCTGCCTTATTTTCCGATGTTAAAAGACCCGGTAAAAAGAATAGAACAAGATGAAATATGGAAAAAGATTTGTTTGGAGCTAAATTGGGAATTTATTCCTACTCTTTAATTTAATCTACTCTTTAATTTAACCTACTCTTTAATTTAATCTACTGTTTAATTTAATTAAATTATTACTATTATTGTTATAAGTAATAATTTAATGTATAATAATCTTTATTATTGGATTATGAACTTTATTATTGGATTATGATTTGATATTTACATACCCATTCGTGGGAATCCAACAAGGTTGGCACCGATACCGAATCCAGCACCGGAACGGGCAGATACTCCCATAGATGGAACATATGTGTCCAAAACAGAGAAGGTAGCAGCAGCGGTCAATGAAATCAACAAAACTTCGTCCAAGTTCAATGATCTCTTTGGGATGGCGTAGGCAGCAATAGCAACCATTAAACCTTCAACTAAATATTTCACAACACGACGGAGTAGTTCTCCTAAATCAAAAATTTCTCCTAATTTGTCAAACATATTATATAATAAATAAATAAAAAAAAACTTAAACAATAAAGATATTATATATGTATAATGGCAGAAATGGCTTACCAAAATAAAATGAACGCCGATGGCACCGAAAACCCTAAGTATGTTGACTTGTTAGAAGAAGACAAGGCGATATCAGGACAGAAATTTGTGTGTGTGTCGTTTGTTAGTCCTGAAAATATCTTGAAACGTCGTGAATTGTTTATGTTTGAAGAATTTCTTAAAAACTATGATTTTTCCAAATCCATGGAGAAGTTTTCACAATTCCTTAACTTTTTGTCTTACAAATACAATCTTAATTTTGAAACATTGATGGGTGATATGCAGGAGTTTGTGAAAAGTGAAAAAGATGACCTTAAAACAAGTGATATCTATGATTCATACAAAACGTTTTTGGACAACCATGAAAACGATTTGGACGATGAATTTAACAAGCAAAACAATTTTCAAACAAGTGTTCGTGGATTAAAGGTCCGTGGTTCTTATTCTACTCAAGAAGAGGCTGAATTGAGATGTAAATTGTTGCGTGAAGTAGACCCAAATCACAATGTCTATGTTGGTCCAGTAGGAGTATGGATGCCATGGGAACCAGAAGCATACAAAACCGGACGTGTAGAATATTTGGAAGATGAACTTAATCAATTGATGCATGAGAAAAATACCAACGAAGCAAAGGCAAAACAAGAGTTTGAAAAGCGTATTCAAGAAACAAAGAGAAAGGCAATTGAAGAAAATGTTAAATTGGCCAGAGAAAGTGGAAACAAACTAACACAGCGATTGGATAAGGAAGGTAATTTGGTAGGTGTAAATAATACAATGGAAGAAGATTTGAAACAGTTGGAAGATACTAGTTCAGAAGGTATCAAAAAGGCTTTGTTTGAAGGAGACAATATTGTTCGCAAAAAACAAGACTAAGTGATTCACAATAACATACATAACAAACAACAACAAACAACAACAAACAACAAACAACAATAATAAATAAACTAATAAAATTATAGAAAATTTTTATATTTTCTATAATTTTATGAATGAATTACCAGCGATTCTTTTTAACATTGATGCGGGGTCCTTTGTTTTTTCTGGCGGCATTAGGGTCATATGCATCTTCTTCGTCATCTGAACCCAATCCCTTTGACATTTCCCAAAACTCTTTTGCTCCTAAACGAAACTCGCCATGAGCACTTGCCTTATACCAAAATATCTGGTCTTCTAAACGGTTTGATTTGGCATTATTTGATATAACCAAACATTCATAGTTTTCAGTACATTGGTCCATGACTTGACAAAAACTTTCAAACGTAGTAAACATACCAGCAAAGTTTTCATAAATACGTTTACGATTAGTAAGATAAGGTTCTCTTAATATAAATGTGTAGTCAATATTGGTTCGTAAATTAGGAGGAACCCCCAATGGATACTGCATAGTAATAACGAGCATAATCTTCCAATGACGTCCATTCATAAAAAGCAATCGCATCAACTTATCACGTGACCATGTATTATCGTACAAACAATCATCTAGAATTACAAACGCTCTTGGGTCTATACTAGATTTACCATAAGCATTTTTCTCTTTCTTGATTTGCTTAATTACAATTTTTTGTCGCTTTAAAATGTTTTCAATAATTGCCGTATTGTATTCATCATGAATGAAAAGTTTAGGAACCAATTTACCATAAAACCCATTACCAGCTTCTGTTCCTGATATAACTGTTCCAATTGGGATATCTTGGTGATGAAACAACATATCGCGAACTAAGAAACTTTTACCTGTATCACGACGTCCAATCATAACAATTACTGGACCATTGGAATCGTCCAAATTAAATTTTATGTTTTTCATGTTAAACTTCTTTAGTTCTAAATTCATATATACACATAAAGTATTAAAAATAAAATTTTGTAACGAATGGTTAGTGTTTATGTAAGTAACACCTATTTATTGGTTTATATTAGATTATATTGGTTTATATTAGATTATATTGGTTTATATTATATCTATTACTAAAGTATTGGTTTAAATGTAAAATATATATTATCATTAAATCGTAATGTTCTCTCTTTACTACAGAAAAAACAACAATAGCCGATTGTTTAGTCAGTTAGAAAATACGGGCTTTTCCAATGTTCAAAACTATGTCCCGATATATTCTGAATTTTTTGAATTAAATCAAAGTAACCATAGTTTAATTAATTTAAATAGCACATACTCCATTCAATCCATAGAAGATAGTCATAACAACAATCATTTTTTGATAAATGTAGTCAATGAAAAAGGGGAAACAAGTGAAAAAGGGTCATTTTTTAAATTTTCTCCATTGTTAAACCCTTTAAAATATCTTACTGGTAGATACAAAACTCTTGATGTCAGTAGCAACATTATCCCAATATTTAAGCCTACTATATCAAAAAAAGACTTACATTTAAAAAAACTACATGATACAAACAATACATCTTATGTAGACGGATTTTTCTCTTATTTAAGTAGCAAGTTATTGAATAATCATAATTTTGTTTTTGGAAATGACTACTATGGAACCTTTATTGGAGTTCAAAAACACTTCAATATAAATGTGTATGATGATTTGGATTATTTACATCAATCAGAATATTTTCACAAAAATAAGGGAGAGATATTTACACTTGAAGATTTCGATGTGTCATTGTTGGACGATGATACGCGAAAGTATAGAGAGAAAATAGTAATGGAGGATATAGATGATAACGATGACACTAGCAAACTAATATTAGATGAATTTGATAATGAATCATTTGATAATGTATTTGAATTAACTACTGAAAACGTGGAAAAATTAAACGCTATTCATGAAAATAGTATTAATTTGGAAGTAGATTTAAATTTATCGGATAATATCGTGTATGAAAAGATAAAACATAAAACTAGAAGTGGTAGTGATGTTTCCAGTAATACAGAAACCATTTCAAGTGTTCATAGCGATAGTGAAGATTCATGTAGTGAAAGCGATAATGAATACGAAGATGAAACCGAAGACGAATTAAACAATAGCAATGAACAAATATCCAATAGTGAAGAGAGTTGTGAAGTAGAAGAAGGTCATGAAGAAGACATTACTAGTGGAGGTGTTGTTAGTTGTTCAAATAGTGAAATATCAGAATATTCAAGTTCTATAAATGAAAATGTAAATTGCATAATTTATGATTTTCCAGTTCAAATGATTTGTATGGAGGAAATGCATGAAACATTAGACTATTATATTGAAAACAATGATATGACAACACTAGAATGGAAATCGTGTTTGATGCAAGTATTGTTTATTTTAATTACATACCAGAAATGTTTTGATTTTACCCATAATGATTTACACACAAACAACATCATGTATAATACAACTTTAAAAAAGTATATTTATGTGAAATACAACAACCAATATTACAAAATTCCAACCTTTGGTAAGATTTTTAAGATAATTGATTTTGGACGTGCTATTTATAGGTACAAAGGTAAATTGTTGTGTAGTGACAGTTATAATTTTAAAGAAGATGCCGCAAATCAATACAATTTTGAACCATATCGTAATTATAACAAACCAGAAATACTACCAAACAAAAGTTTTGATTTGTGCAGATTGGGTTGTTCATTGTATGATTATTTTATTGAAGATTTTAGAAGAGAAGGGGAAGAAGAAAATGAAATTGTAAAGTTGATTATTAAGTGGACACGCGATGATAAAGGTCGCAATATATTGTATAAAAAAAATGGTGATGAACGTTATTCTGATTTTAAACTATATAAAATGATAGCAAGAACGGTTCATCATTGTAAACCACAAGATGAGTTGAAAAATCAATTATTTGATTGTTTTAAAATAACAAGGAAAAAGGTAGCCAAAAAAGCAAAAGTAAATAATATAGATGAAATACCAATATATGTTTAATGCAAAAAACAATAGAACAATAGTAGATGTATGTATGTTAATTAATATTATGTTTATAAATAATATTAATTGTTAGTGTAATAGATAATCTAGTTAATAATCTAGTTAATAATCTAGTTAATAATCTATTTAAAATTCAGGTTCATTGGTGAATATCTCTGGTGGATTTGATACAATTTCATTTACACCTCCAAACTGTTCCAATACGAAATTACCAGATACAACTGACAAATAAACGATAATTGTGTCGCGAATCATTATTTTCATTGGTTTTGGTTCTTTTACAATAAATTTCATCTCTAAATACTTAATGATAAGGTATACCAATGAAATCATACCGGCAGTAATAAATATAGACTGTCCCATTTATATTTTTAATGATGTTTTTATCTATTATTTTACGCAAAAGTATATGTTTAAATGTATGGGTTTAATTAATTTAATACTTCAATATCGTCCAATAATGGAGGAGTATCAATCTTTAGTTCCTTTGACAAATCATGAATATCACTGACGTCCAAGTTTATGTTATTGTCATCAAATATTTCTAAATTGTCTTCGTCATCATCATCATCTTCTTCTTTTCTACGCTGATTGTTTATTTCACTTATTTGCTCCAATCGTTCAATTGTTTTAGGTGCTTCTACACTTTTTTCTTTGTTTGTTCCCATATCCAATACGTTATCAAAATCATTAAATGAAATACCAACTGATTTTGTGTTTGCGTTTGTGCTTTCAGTGGAATGTATTGGGGCGGAAGGTGGTGTTGATGTTGACATGGATGTTTCTACCTTTCTTTCTTGTTGTTCTATTTCAGTATCTACTTTTAATTCTTCATTTTTTTCTAGTTTTAAAATAGGAGTTTTACTGAATTCTTCTGCTTCTGCTCCTGCTCCTTCGTTTGATGATGACTCGTCAACCTTTGGAATGTCTACCTCTTTTTCTATTTCCTTTTCGGTTATTTCATGAACCACTTCTTCATCTACCGTTTCATCAATGTAAGAGCGTAGGATTTTCTCAACTGGAATACTACTTCTAATTACTTCAAGAATACTTTCTTTACACAATATTTCACATTCACGCATATTTTTCTGATATTGTAGCGGGGTAATGATTTTTTCAAACAAATAAACGTTTTTATACAACTTTCTAGCGAAAGCAGTATACACTTGATGTATAAATGTTTCTAATTTTGGAATGTCCAAATCTATCTTTTTTTGTTTTTGTGACACACGAACACTGGTTAGAATTTTAAGTTGCGCAATATGAACACACGTAAGAAGGTCTTCTAAATAGTTACAACCAGTAACACTTATAATACGCCTACATTCATCTTGAATAATACTGTCATTCCATTTTGGAACTCTTGACAAGAAATTTTGAAACGTCATAAGGTATTTGTCGTTTTCATCGTTTTCAATACACAATCGTTCTGCATCATTAAATATTGACTTCACTCCATCAATTACAACGGGGCTTAATATACTTAATAATCTACACGAATACTCGTTTTTGGCTTCAGATAAAACATTGACGTTGTAGTCATCCATTTTAAAATTATAATATATTTTCTAAATCAATATTTTTCCGCATAAATGTAAAATACAATACATAAAATATTAGTATTTCTTCGTTTCTTATTTGCTTTCTTATTTTATCAAAATACATTAACGCTAAATTATTATTTTCATGAACGGCAACATAATTTATTAAGTCTAAACAACTATATCCCTTGTTGTATAATGTGGTTGACAACTTAATACAACTGTTTAATGTTTGATAGTTTTTTGCGTCTTTAAGATATTTTTTGAGACGTGTTTCCTTTTTCATAAAATCCTTTCTATTATAATGGTCAAATTGTAGTTTGTATAAATTAATATATTCATTGTTTATTTTTGGATTTGGTATATAAACACTACAGAAACGCGATAATATTGGATTTAATAAAAGGTTTTTGTTTTCAGCAATGATGAAAAATCGTGTATTGTGACTATATTTTTCAATACAACGTCTTAATGCGGATTGAGCGTCCATCGTTAATTTGTCTGCATTAAACAAAATAATAGATTTAAACAAATTATTTGACTTATTTTGTATATTTGTTTTGGCAAAAAACTTTAATTGGTCTCTGAAAAAACGTATCCCTTTACCATGAGCACAATCTACATACATCACATAATCTTTGATGTATTTAATATTATTATGGTATACCTTTTCTATAAAATAATTTAAGATAGTGCGTTTACCAGTGCCATATGGTCCATGAAATACAATGTGTGGTATTTTGTTGTATTCAATGAAAAAATTAAGTTTATCAATAATGGGTTTATGAATTTGTAATATATCTATGGTTTTATCTGTAAATTTATAATCAATTGTATTTTTAAAAAATAAATCACTCATTTCAAGTTATAGAAGAGTATAACACGTTATTTTTATATTTTAATAAAGTGTTATGTATTTTTAGATGTGTATATATGTTATGTATTTTAAGCTACACTACTTAGTGGTTTGGAATATGGGTTTTTGTTAAACGCATCTAATAGGTCGGGGTCGTAACGACTAGTTTGATTGGTTTCGCGTGTATTTTTACCACTAAGTGTTCCATACGTTTCAATACTACTGGCACTCTTAGGCATATTAGGTATAATTTGAGCTGGATTAGTGCTTCTATTTCTCAGGTTACTAACGTTTTGATTTCCATCAAATATTGGTTGATTTCCTGCTTGAAATCTATCTACTTTACTTACAATTTCTTTATTTGGATTTAATGAAGCATTGTAAGCAGTATTGTATACTTGACCTTTATGTTGGGCGTTACCAGCACTACTATTTCCAATGTATTGACATGTAGTTGTATCACGATTTTGACCAACAGATTGATGTTCTGTATTGGTGTAAGCAGCGTCAAAAGCAGTTCCTCCATGTTTCGTGTATTCTGTGTTTTCAGTTTGTTCACGGATAGTAGTTCTGGCAACATCTGCTGGATTCCAAACACGTGAATTCGATACACCGTTTTTACCACCAGAAGCATTTCCAGTTGGTCGTTTGTGATGAATTACATTTTCCTTCAATGTCGGTTTAATAACATCCAATATAGGAGTTACCATAGCATAAAACCCTCTTTCCACAATACCCATTGATTTGGTTTCACCAGTTAAGGAACGTGAGTTTGGAAGTGATTTGTATCCCGATTTACCATAGTTTCCATGACTTTCCGTCCAACCATTTGCCCGTGCGGCAGTTCCTACATTTGGAGCATCCAATTGTACTTTCTGTGATTTTTGATATTTTCCAGATTGATAGATACCATTCGCATTTGTAGTATCACCACCACCAAAATATTCACGGGTAGTGGATGAACGGTTTTCTGGACGAAACACATGAGTAGTTGGCGCCTTTCCTCTTTTTTCAACACCAGTAGTTGTAAAATACCTATCTGGATTGTTGATGAAAAACGTGTCTGGTTTGTGTTGTTCCATTTTCCCTAAATTTCCACGTGGTCCTCTACGCCCAACATGCTTTCCTAGCATTTGTCCTTTAAATGTTTTCTTTGGATTATTCGCAACACGCAACTCATCCACTGTTTTTGGCTTCCACGTATCTCGTTCTTGCATGCCAGAATTAAATCCACCAGCACCTTCACTAGTAAAACCTTTGTTTAAACCAGGACCAACTTGTATTTCTTCCCATGGTTTTGCGTTGTTCATCTTGGAACTGACATTTCCTCTCATACGGTCTTGCATAAAATCAGTAGTCGAAGGCATTCCGTTAATCCATTGCATATCTTTTTCAGGTTTAAAAAAGGGAGCATTTGCTTTTTTTTGTATTTGCTGGCTTCCAGTTCCAGTGTATAAATCCAATATACCATCTCTACCTCCTGATTCAGTGCTTTGAGTTACGTTTGAACCAAAATATGGTTTCATATTGTTGTGTTTAAATTCAAAGGCAGGTTTTGTTTCTCCTGTCAATGAAGTGAATTGGTCGGTGTACTCTTGTGTTTCGCTTTTAACATCTGCCGTTTGCTGTTTTTTGTTTGTATTATCATTTGCTCCAGAGTATGTGTTTGTTGTATATCTATCATCTCTACCTTCTTTATTTTCTACAGGGTAGTTTTCTGGTGCCACCCGTGTATTTACTAAACGATGTCTATCTGATGTAGTCTGTGATATTCCACTAAATCCCTCTTCTTTCTTATTATCATTAGACAAAATATACATTATACCTAAAGCGGCCATCGGAATTGCGATTTCTGCCATTTTATACTATATATAAATTATAATATTTTCTTTATAGTTTTATTTACTATAATTAATTTAATTGTAATAAATAATTATTCGATTAAATCAGTACATGGTAAAATAGGAACATGACTGTCTTTTTCTAGAATACGGGTATTTAAGTTATTTTGAAATGCTAGGCATACATTTTCTTGTGGATTTAAATGTAAAGGATAAGTGTGGTCTTGTTGTAGGTCGCGGTATAAAAACCCGGGATGTGTTACACGTGATTGATGTGTAATAGGGGTGTTGTTTGATGTAACTGATACTGGTGATGTTTTAAGTGGCTTTGCAACTTTGTAATGTCTACCATATCGTTCTAGTTTTTTATTTACGTTTTTCAATTCAGATTCAATGTCAATTGGGTGTCCATTGCGAACGGTTTGAAGATTAGCACTCCATCCCATGTGGCGCATTTGAGGATCGTTAAACAACGTAGGACTGTCTCCCCAACCAGGTGTATCCATAATATATCTACCGGGACCAGTTGATTCCTGAAGTATCTTTTTTGTTCTACATTCATCATAATTAAATCTAGTAAAGGCCATAATATATATATAATTTATTAAATTTATTTTTAATAAAATAATGATTTATTTTTTATCACGAACATCCAGTATGTTTTTGATGTTGTTTAATTTGCGTAACTTTTCACGTATAACTGTTTTAATCTTAGTTAATTCTTTGTCTAAGTTGTTTTGCTTTCCGTCTAATATTCTATGATTGATATCTAAATCTTTAACTGCTTCCACCAAAAGACCCATTAAATTACTATACATTACTGATTTGTATTCACCATTGTTGTTTACTACTTCAGGAACTACTTTTTCTGTTTCTTGAGCGATTAATCCCATATACACCTTTTCTTTGTCTGGTAAATCAGTTCGTGTATAAGTTACTCCACGCAAAGCACATACCTTTTCCAAAGCATATGGAATGGTTTCAACATTTGATTTTAATCGAGCATCGGAACTCATTGTTACAACACCATTTGTATTGACGTATTCAACTTGATTATTTCCTAATTGTATAACATTGTCTCCATTTGCATAACTGTTGTATCCTATTGCGGTTGAATTCAATCCATTTGTTTTTGCTAAATAACCAAGTGCGGTTGAACCACTACCACTTAAATCAATCGCATACCCTAGACCAGTAGAATATGATATATTTGCATTGGATATATCGGTTCCAGAACCAATTAAAATGTTTCCAGTAGAAGAAGCGGTAATCGTATCACCCGTAGAAGCATTCCCTAAAATAATATTGTGATTGTTATACATTCGTATTGCTTGATTTAATGATATATCACCACCTATTGCTTCGATTGCTACATCTTCATTTGGAAGTGGAACAGAGTAAGCATTTACTGTTAATCTACCATTTAAGTTACGATAATCACTGTCCACACCAGCAACTGTTTGCGACAAGTCATAAATGTCTTGAGACACACTGTAAATTTTTTGAATAACGGTTCTCATATCTCCACCACTTGGTTCAGTTGGGTCTCCCAACACAAATGCAATTTCCTCCAGGGTATCTAAATAATAAGGAGCATTTCCTATTAAATCGTCTATGATGTGATGTATGTCGCCACTCATATCAGATAAATCTCTTACTACAGTGCTTCTTTCTATGCTTATTTCACGATTAAGTTCACTTGATGTATAACTACTTAGGTCTGTGATTTGACTATTTGTAGTAGTTCGCTCCAGGTTGAGTTGTGTTGTAGTTGAATTACTTAAATCAGTGACACGTGTGTGTATGGTATTAAATGCGAGTGAAGACAAATCAGAAATATCTTTAACTGTTTCGCTACTAAGGTCACTTATTTCACGATTGAGTTCACTTGAAGTGTAAGAATATATAGTAGATACTTCTGTGCTTGTTGTGCTTCGTTCTAAATTGAGTTGCGTAGTAGTGGAATTGCTTAAGTCGGTTATTCTACGGTGTAGTTCTCTTGAAGTGTAACTACTAAGGTCGGTTATTTCACTTGAAGTAAGGGTAGATTGAAGAGACAATTCATTGGAAGTGTAATTGCTGAGGTCGGTAATAGTAGAGGCGATGGTTTGAAATGTGATGGTAGAAAGGTCAGCGATATCCTTAACGGTTTCACTACTAAGGTCACTTATTTCACGATTAAGTTCACTTGATGTATAACTACTAAGGTCGGTGATAGTAGATGCTATGGTTTGAAATGTGATGGTAGAAAGGTCGGTAATGTCTCTAACTGTCTCACTACTAAGGTCACTGATTTCACGATTGAGTTCGCTTGATGTGTAACTACTAAGGTCGGTGATAGTAGAGGCGATGGTTTGGAAAGTTATGGTAGAAAGGTCGGTGATATCACGCACTGTTTCACTGCTAAGGTCGCTAATTTCGCGATTGAGTTCGCTTGAAGTGTAACTACTGAGGTCCGTAATTTCACTTGAGGTAAGAAGGGATTGGCGTGTTAGTTCGCTGGATGTGTAATTACTCAGGTCTGTGATTTCAGTAGCAATGGTTTGAAATGTTATAGTGGAAAGGTCTGCAATATCATTGACGGTCTCACTACTAAGGTCACTAATTTCACGATTAAGTTCACTTGATGTGTAACTGCTTAGGTCTGTGATTTGACGTGTTAATTCAGTTGATGTGTAACTACTGAGGTCTGTTATTTCACTTGAGGTAAGAAGGGATTGACGGGTTAGTTCACTTGATGTGTAATTACTCAGGTCTGTGATTTCAGTGGTGATGGTTTGGAAAGTTAGTGCGGAAAGGTCGGCGATATCACGGACGGTTTCACTACTAAGACCTGTGATTTGGCGTGTTAATTCAGTGGATGTGTAATTACTGAGGTCTGTAATTTCACTGGATGTTAGTAAGGATTGTTTGGTTACTTCACTGGATGTGTAATTGCTGAGGTCGGTGATAGTGGATGCGATGGTTTGAAATGTTATGGTAGAAAGGTCCGCAATATCACGCACTGTTTCACTGCTAAGGTCTGTAATTTGACGTGTTAATTCACTGGATGTGTAGTTGCTGAGGTCTGTAATTTCACTGGATGTTAGTAAGGATTGTTTGGTTACTTCACTTGAAGTGTAATTGCTGAGGTCTGTGATTTCAGTGGTGATGGTTTGGAAGGTTAGGGCGGAAAGGTCGGCGATATCACTAACCGTTTCACTACTAAGGTCACTAATTTCACGATTAAGTTCACTTGAAGTGTAATTGCTGAGGTCCGTAATTTCACTTGAGGTAAGAAGGGATTGACGTGTTAATTCACTAGATGTATAGTTGCTAAGGTCTGTGATTTCAGTAGTTATGGTTTGGAAGGTAATGGTGGAAAGGTCTGCAATATCGCGGACGGTTTCACTACTAAGGTCGCTAATTTCACGATTAAGTTCACTTGAAGTGTAATTGCTGAGGTCCGTAATTTCACTGGATGTAAGTAATGATTGTTTGGTTACTTCACTTGAAGTGTAATTACTAAGGTCTGTGATAGTGGATGCGATGGTTTGGAAGGTTATTGTCGATAGGTCGGTGATGTCTCTTACCGTTTCACTACTAAGGTCTGCTATTTGGCGTGTTAATTCAGTGGAAGCGTAATTAGACAAATCTAATACATCAGCAGATGCTTGAGAGTTTGTTGAATCAATGGTTTGAAAAACATTAATAGACAAGTCTGATATAGTGTCCGATATATCAGCAACTTCATAAGATGTTTGGGACACTACGGTTGTTATTTCATTGGACAATCGTGTGTCTACTTGATTTATGGTAGAAAATGTTATAGATGATAAATCCGATATATCCCTCACCGACTCGCTACTTAAATCCACTATTTCATTGGACAATATTACATAATGTTGACTTTCTCTCCCTGAAATGTCAAGAATATCTGTAATTGCTTTACCAATTTTACCTTCGCTTAAATCCGTTACGTAGTTTTCCAATTCCAGCAAAGTGTCCAACGATTCACTTGCCCCACCAATTACATTACTGATATCTCTGTTAATTTTGTCGTTTAAGTTTTGACTGATGTCAGCAATGTAACCGTCTACATAATTTTCAATGTAAGCGTCTGCTTGGTCGGATTTTAAAAGAGATCCCCAACCACCATTAGTATATACTTCTAGGTAGTTTGTAGTTCTGTTTATTCTCATGTAACCATCTTTTACAACAGTTGGGCGTTCAGCAGTGGTTCCAACTGGAATACGAATTGCTCTGTTGTCACTTATATCTAAAATAATAGAATTAGGGTCATTGTCTATTTTTTTGTAGAGAACTACATTTTCATGCTCATCGTATTTTACAAATGTTTGTTGGTATTGGTCATCCGATAAAATACCAACCAATGCTCCAGAGAGTTTTGCTTTAGATGTTTCGTTTTGTGTTCTAGCAACGCTATTGGCATATTCAAAATGGTCTACTAAATATTCTGCTGTCTCACTAAATCGTGATTCCTCTATGTTTCTTTCAATCTCATTATATTCATCTAAATAACTCATTATATATAATGTATATATAATCAGTAAGTAAATTTAAAAACCAAACTCAACTTAATTATTTGTAAATGGTCCCTTTGGTCGCTGGTTATGATTTACTACCATAGGTTCGGGAACAAATCGTTCTGGTAATTCAAAGAATGGTTTAAATGGAAGTGTGTTTAATTTGGGTTGAAATTGTGCTTTTTTTTCCACCAAATTAGAACTATTTATTCCCATTAAGTTGCTTTCTATATCACAAGTGTTATTGGAAAGAGTATTATGATAAAAGGAATTTGACATATTACCGGGGTTAATACCTAAATCAGGCAAAAAACTTTTGTTAGGCATTTTTTTATTGATATCCATTTCATAATTATTGATGTCTTGATTTATCTTTTTTTCTCGCAAATATTCACCTGGAAGGTTTTTTAATCGTGTAGAAGCCATTTAATATAATGTGTTATTTTTTTGTTTTGTTTTTAAATTTAATTTTTGATTTAATGGTGTCTATTAAAGCATTTACGTGTGTTTCAGTTGGGGTTGTTTCATTAATAAAGCAACAAACTATAGGATACATTACATAGAAAAAGTCAAATGAAAACAAGAACAGAAATCGTGTGTTGTCGCTTATTTCTAGTGGAATTCTTTGCTCTATAAACGTTTTTATCCAAGGCATTACTTTTTTCATGGATGGTTTGTTTTTGTGTAGGTCATAAAGTTTGTCTATTTTATTAGAAACGTCGTCATTATACATTTCTAATGTTAGAAACTGTAGTAATTGTTTTCTATAGTGTGTATCTCCATCATCTCCATCAATATCAACATAGTTTATTGTTAAATTAGTATTATACATTATGTTATAGTGTATATTATTAATTAGGGTTTAAATCAAAAACAAGTATATTATGGTAAGTTTGTTATTGTTTATTTGTTATTGTTTATTTGTTATTGTTTATTTGCGATTTTTAAAGTAGTCATTGTCACGGGACATGTCTCTGGAGGGAAGACCACCGCGAATCCATCCTTTGTTTGCAACACCTTCTACTAAATTGTTAGGGTTTTGGATGGTTGCTTTTAAAGTAGGAACCAAATCAACATCAGTGGTTCTAAATGATTTTTCAGTGACTTGTCGGCAACTTTTCTTGTCGGCAAAATAAGTTCCTTGTTGTAATTTACTTTCTTTAAGTGCGTCGGATTTACCTCTTCCTAGAAAAGGAACCGTTTTAAATGGACGTTCTTGAAGACTAATACGACATTTTGGGTTGGTTTGAATGGTTCCAATTCTAAGGTCGGAATCACTTTCTACATTACAACCGTTTACACCTACAACTCCTGCTCCACCATTGTAAAATACATTTGGTTGTTGAGTTGCAAAACTAATTGGTTGTTTCATACCACAATGCTTTTCAAAAAAGTTTTGGGTGGTATAAGAACCAAAGTTTTGATTTTGGACATCAACTTCGGACAATCCTACTACATCATCGTTTATTCCTGTTAAATTATAAAATGTGTAATTAAATGTGCTAGCACTTGCCATACTTATATAAATAACATAAAGATAATATTTTATTGGTTTGATTTAATAAAATATTATAATTACTATTGGAAAGTTTGGTTTGTTATTTGTTGTTATTTATTGTTTGTTATTTGTTGGTTAATTAATACATAGAGTTTCCCAATCGTCTCATGTTTTTAGAACAAGCACCTTCATCTCCTTCTTTACATGATTTCATTGAACCATAGCAAAACATAGCGAATTCTTTTTGGTTATTTGGAACACTTGTATTTGGCATAGAATGGAAGTTTCTCATCATGTGTTGATGGTTTAGATTATCTCCTAAATTGTTATACAATTTTGGGTCATTTAAGTTGGATTCTGCTTTTTTGTTTATTTCTTTTCGAATGTTAATGTTGTAACTAGGGGCTGCTTCTTTACGATTTGGTTTATCGTGTATTTCTGGCAGCAAAACATTCATTAAAGGGTTGTTTTTAGTAGGTGTAGTAAAGTTTTTTTCCATTATTTTATCAAACTTGGGTCTATTGCTGTCAAATCCTTCTTTCATTATGTTTTTTAATTCTTGTGTATCTTCTTCTTTTTTAACTTGTATATGGTAAATAAACACCATAAATATTAATGTAATTACACCAGTTACAATGATTTTAACTGATTTTGATGCAATGTATCCTAAAATTGTTAAAAGAATAATAATACGTGTGATAGCATTTAGTTTTCTAGAAGCACTAAATTGTTTATCAGGCCAAAATTCAGATATTCTTTCCTTTTTAAAAATAATTAACGGGTCATCTAACCAAAATTTATCAATATCCATTAGTATATAGTAATTAGTTATTTTTTTATTTTTTTATTATCGTATGGTTGTTTGGTATGTTGTATGTTGTATGTTGTATGTTGTATGTTGTATGTTGGTTATTGTTCTACTTGTTTTTTCTTCTTTTTCTTCTTGTTTTTCTTTTTCTTTTTGTTAGGTTTCATACTTTTCTGCATTTTATCTCCATCAGTAGTAAATGTTTTGTATATGCTTTCTATTTCTGCTTGTATTTCTTGATGTGTTTTTGCTTGTTGTAAATTAGCATTTAAGTTAGTAGTTTGTTTTCTTTTATCTTTGCGCTTCTGTAATTTCTTTAACATACGGTCTTTTTGATTAAACTTTTTCATATTTGCGTTTAGTTTTTGTTGCATGGCACCAAAGTTCATCTTTGCCCCACCCATAGGCATGTTCATTGATTTAAATATCTTGTCCATATTCTTCATACCTGGCATATTTTTCATTTGTTGCATCAAATCACCCGCTTCCTTCATAAGTTCTGATTCATTGATTTGTCCAGATTTAATTTTATGGTCTATTTTGGAACCAATAGATTTCACCATTTTCATTAGTTTGGTGGGATTTTTGAAAAGTTTGCTAAAGACATCATTTACATCATTGCTTCCTGACAAATCTACTTGCATTTCAGTTGCTGTTTCTTCGGCGATTTCAGAAGCAAGTCTTCCCAATTTTCCTTTTAACAAACCATTAATATGTTCATGAATTTTTTCACTGTCTGGTATATTAAAGTCGTTTCCACTTCCATCAGATTGATGTCCTTGCTTTGTTTCCTTAAACATTGTATCGTTTTCTTCAAAAAACTTTCCAATATCTTCCATGGATTCCTCTATTTTCTTTTTAAATTCGTCTTCATCTATGGCTTCAAATAGTTTTTCACTGTTTCCAAAATGAGAAGCATCGTCTACGTTTTGGATAACACAAAACAAAATAAGTTGTAGATATTTCCAGATAATGTTTCTTGTTTTGTCGGTTAAGTTTTCTTTCCAGATTTTGGAAAAGTCTATGTTTGGTAGAAACTCTGTATTAATGTCGTCGTCAGCAAACATTTCGTCATTGTTGTATAAAATATCAAAAAAACGTGTTGGATATATCTTTTTACAATGTTCAAACAAATAAGATAATGTTTTTTTATCGTCTAAAATAGAGTATGGTTCAATAGTAGAAGCATATTCAGGAAAACTAGTCAAAATATCCCCCATAAAATCATTCATAAGGTTTCTAAATTCCGTTGGAATCTCAGAGTTATCATTATTTGATACATCCGTCATATATAAGAATTTACTATGTATATTTTTAAATCAAAGTTGATGTTATTGTTTTAAAATATAATGTTTAAAACAATATGTATTTGTTGTATTTGTTGTGATTATTGGGTGGCATACAATTCACTCATTTTGGTTAAATTACTTAAATACTTCATTGTTTTTTTCTTGTTATCATTAGTCATTGTATTTGATGCCATTCTCATGTCTTTAATAAACTTGTGAATACCATCATTGTCATAATGAGTATTTTTAAGGTCATTTGTATAATCTTTGGTTTCAAAAAAACTAAAATTTTCAGAATATATCTCATCTTTAAACCTAGTTGTAACTACGCTATACCATGTTTTAATTAGTTTACTTGGATTTACACGCTTTATTTGTCCAACAGCAGTTTTAAATGTTCTTATTTCTACATTTTTTGGAAACAAAGTAGTCATCTCATTTAAAAATTCCATAAAATGTGTAGAAAATGCCTTTGATAATGATATTTTGTCCATATACATGTATTTACATATACATTTTTAAGTAATTATAATAATTATTTAATTTAGTTAGTTTAAATTAAATAGTTGTGATTGTGATTGTGATTGTGATTGTGATTGTGATTGTGATTGTGATTGTGATTGTGATTGTTTAATGTTTTATATCAAGCGTTCTTTGCTTTTGTAACTTTTCAAGGTCAGTTTCTCTAACTTTGTCTGGTATATAGTCTTCTGGTGGGGTTTCAATTGTTTGGGAACCATTTAAAAGCATAAAACTATGCATTTGTCTTGTTCCTCCTTCTCCTTTTGCGGCCATTTCATCACTTGTTTGGTCTAAATAAGAATAATCGTCTGACATATTGGTTCCCATTTCAGTATAAGAGTAAGCAGACGGTTCTTCATTGTTTTTAGTAGCTACTCCTGTTTCAGCATTGATTTTTGGTTGGTAATAATTCATGATATCTTTACCATACAATACACGATATCCTTGATATAATAGTAAAACTGCCGGAACTTTTCTTACTGTTTCAGGAAGCAATACCTTTTTTCCACCATCTAGTAACAAGTATATTTTGTTACCTTCCTTTACACGTTTATCGATACAAACAAAATGAATATCTTTTTGAACACTTGTTTTGGATAATTTTGAAATAATAGCATCGCAATTTTTACAATACTTACTGTAATACAATACTGAACTCATTTATACTAACCAATTGTTTTTAAAAGAAAAATATAACGAAATCATGTGAATCTGAATGAATGTGAAAATAAAGTAACTATAAATCATAAGCAAATATTGTGAAATCATAACAATAAAATTGATATAAATATAATAATTTATATGTATTTTATATAATAATGGAATCTTCTAAATCTTTATCGAATAATCAAACTCAAGAACAATATCTAAGTTCTATACCTTTACCTAAAATAGATGCTATTTTAGAAGAACATGATATGTTGAAATTTAATATAAGTAATACAAATGTAAGTATCGTAAATGGGTTGAGAAGAACTATTATGGCAGACATTGATGTTGCTATATTGGATACAAGTGATGACGCCATTGATATTGAAATAAATACTTCAATGTTTAATAATGAAATTATTAAACAACGGTTGGGTTGTATTCCAGTGTTTATGAATGAATTAGATGACAGTGTAAAGGATTTAAGAATGGTATTGGACCGTGAAAATACATCTAATAGTATTGAATACGTTACTACTAAGGATTTTAAATTGGTAGATAAAAAAACCAATAAAGAACTTCCTGAAAATAAAGTAAGAGAGTTGTTTCCTTACAACAAACAAACAAAATCGTATATTTTATTTGCTCGTTTAAAACCAGAAATATCAAAGGATATAAAGGGGGAACGTTTAAAATTAAGTTGTGATTTAAATATCAGTAATGCTAAGGTAAACGGTATGTATAATGTGGTTTCCTCTTGTGCTTACAAATATGCTGTGGACAAGGTAAAGCAAAATGCTGAATGGGAGAAAATAGAAAACAAAATGATGGAAACCACAGAGGAAATCGATGCCAATGCTATTCAAGAAAAAATAAGTTATGAAAAGGAGAATTGGTTTAATCATGAAGGGTTACGATACACCAAGGATGGTTCGTATGACTTTTGTGTAGAAACATTGGGAATTTACAGTAACAAAGACATTGTTAGAAAAGCTTGTGATATATTGTTGTTGAAATTAAATCAAATGAAAAATTCCAGTGAAAATAGTAAGTTGTTTTCGATTAAAGAAATGCCTGTTGCTTTAAAGAACTCATTTGATATTATATTGTATAATGAAGATTATACCATTGGGAAAGTATTGGAGTATGTGATGCATTACTCTTATTATAGAAAGGGTTTGTTGTCGTTTGTTGGATTTTCAAAGAAGCATCCTCATGATGACAATTCTATTATTAGAATTGCGTTTTCAAAGGAAAACGATGATGTTGCTAATGTTAAAAATGTTGTTGAAATCTTACATAATTCATGTATTATTGCGGCCAATGTGTTTAAAGAAATAAAAACCAACTTTCAATAGGTTAGGTGTAAAATAATAAAAATTAATAAAATATAATTTATTAATTTTTATTTCATTTTTGTTTTGTGTCTTTTTGGGGTTTAATTATAATTATTTTTTATTTTTTATTTTTTATTTTTTATTTTTCAAAGTGAGTATTTAATTGTTGTCCAACCGTTAAAAAGGTTGTGCATTTAGGAATGTTTTTAATAGAATGAGCGTTAATATAAGCACACGTAGAACGTAATCCTCCAAGATAATCTTGAACAGTTGTTTTTAGTTCGCCTTTATAAGGAACACGAATAACTCTACCTTCGGATGAGCGATAAGACTCCATTTTTCCATAATGTTTTTTCATTGCATGTTCTGAACTCATTCCATAGAATAATTTATATTTTTTTCCATCCTTTTCTTCCAATTCACCAGGGTTTTCATCATGTCCGGCAAATTGTCCTCCTATCATTACAAAATCTGCTCCTCCACCAAATGCTTTTGCCAAATCTCCAGGACTGGTGATACCTCCGTCTCCTACAATACAACCATTTACACCATGAGCACCGTCAGCGCATTCAATAATAGCGGATAATTGTGGAACACCAACACCAGTTTTACGTCTTGTTAAACAAGCACTTCCAGGTCCGATACCTATTTTTACAACATCCACTTTACCATTTATGATAAATTCTTCAACCATTTCTTTAGATGCAACATTACCAGCTACAATGATTTTATCAGGAAAAATTTCACGAACCTTACTAGCATATTCTACAACACGATTCATATATCCATTAGCAACATCAATACATATCCATTTAGCATCTGTATAATCTATTATTTCTTTTAATTTGTGGAGTGATGATTCTCCAATTCCAGTTGATATCATAAAATAATCAGGGTTTAATGTTAAACGTCCCCTCACTTTAAAATCTTCAACTGTATAATGTTTGTGAAAACAAGTAATCATTTTAAATTGTGACAATATATCATACACTTCGAATGTTCCAGTAGTATCCATATTGGCAGCAATTATTGGAACACCAGTCCACTTTGTTTTAGTGTTAGGAAAGGTAAATGTTCTTTCTAGTGAAACTTGAGAACGACTCGATATGGTTGTCCTTTTTGGACGAATTAATACATCTTTAAAATCAAGTTGAGGTGTGTAATCAATTCTCATATAAAAAATACTTTATGAATAATATTTAATTGCTTTTATTAAATATTATTTATTGTTGTTGATATTATTTATAGTTGTTGATATTATTTATAGTTGTTGATATTATTTATAGTTGTTGATATTATTTATTGTTATTGTTTTGTGATGCTTATGATTGTTGTGTGGTTGATGTAGAAGACATTTCTGTAAATACTTTTTTGGCATTTTCATTTCTGGCATAGTCCATATTCATACAATACATTAAAAGAGCGGGGTCCATTGAATTTACATATTCAACTACTCTTTTAAATGTAACTTTCTCGCTGGTTTCAATATAAGATGCGTGTAAGTTAAACATATTTGTTCTAAATCGTTTAGGAAACTTTATTAGTTCTTTTTCTTTTAAGATATAACATGATACATACATAGCATATAATTGAGAAGTGTAATTGTGTAAATCATTTCTCATTTGACGAAATTTGTTTTTAAATTCAGGGAAGTAATTAAGGTATTCACTTACTTTACCTTCTTGTCTTAAAACATAATACCTAAATTGTATTTTTGTTGTATTTCCTTTGATATTTTTAACATATTCATACGAAGGATTCACTATTTTTAGTCGCCTAACACAATCCGATGTTTTAATTACATAACCAGGGTAAACATATGAATGGTCAGCATCAATTAAATCGTTCATGTATTTCATAAATCCCTTGTATGAAGTAATGTCTGGAACATAAGAAGGTATTTGAACGTTGCGGAAATTAAACCAATCCCCTTCTTCTCCACCGTCTGTGGTAACCGGAACAACACAATAATTTTCAACCAATTGATAGATATTAACCAAATATATCCATGGTTTGCTTACTGGAACAACACGCTTGTTTTTAGGATGTTGCATCACGAAACTATAAATATAATCTTTGTTGAAACTATCAAATTCTACGTTTGAATAAATCATCGCTTCCAAGAACATTGTTCGAAATGTTATATTATTGTCCATATTGTAATGACAGTTTGCTCCAATGTTACTTCTTGTAGAGATTTCCCAATCATCAATATTAGGAGACCAAAACATGTTTATCATAGTTCCTTCAATATATGGTTGAGCAATGTATTGTTTTTCTTCTTGTTTTATCCAATCATCAAAGTAATCTTCTGTCAATGATTTAGGTGGTGAAAATGAAATGATTCGTGAATCATCTACAATTACTGAACGAAACAGTCCCAATGTTTCAATATTATCTTTGGTTAGTTTATTTTTTTTATATTTTATAAGATGGTAACCGTTAATATTTTTAACAGTCAAGTCTTTGGAGTCACAATACTCCTTATCATTAATGCGGGTAAAATCAAAGTATTCTCGTAAATTGTACATGATTCGTTAATAAGTTATGGTATTGATTATACTATGTTTGTATTTATTTAAATCAATTTTGTTAATAATTAACAGCAATAAATTAATAATTAACAGCAATAAATTATTGAATATAATTTCTAATTATTTTATAAGACAATGGAAAAAAATATGTCGAAATCACTGTTATTGTCTTTGGGGCAAGTTATTAAGATAATAGCTCCAGACAATGCTGATATTCACGAGAAGATTTATTTGATTAACTACATTGACAAAACAATGATTGAGTTAATAGAACAAAAAACATTACAAAAAATGGTTTTCAATGTTAAGGAAGGGTTTTTAACAGAAGAGTCCATTGAAAAAATAGAAATATTGTATAAACCAGAAGAACAAGGTTTTGCTAGACAAAATAACTTGGTAGTCGGTAGACACATTACTATTGAATTTGGTGGTGAAGTTCCCACTATTATAAATGGTAAAATCAGCAATTTAGAAGAAGACAGAATAGAAGTTGAAAGTTACCCTGATAAACAATATTTTTACATTGATTTTGAATACAAGGGTATTCCAAGAGATTTACCAATTAAATCTATACGCGATTTTTCCGTTCCAAGAAAAATTGTACCAAAGATTGAATTGGATAGTGAAAAAGAATTATCAGAGCAAAAATTAGATGTTATTGGGGAAAAGGGAGAGATAGTTAAAGATGGTGATGTCGATGGCGTTAAAGACGAAGAAGCACAGGTTGTAAGTGGTGAAGTGGTAGATAAAAAAGAAGATAAAGAAGACATAGTAGAAGAAGAGGAAGATGAAGATGATATTATGCAACCAGATGAGAAGATTGATTTAGAAGAAGATTTAATTGATATCAAGGATATTGAATTTATTGATGAAGAACTTGACGAAATTAGTGAAGAAGTAGAAGTTGTGGAGGGAGAGAAAATATACGATATTAACGACCAAATATCTGATTTAATGGACGATTTATTAGCAAGTGTTCCATCTTCCAAAAGAAGTTCTAAGTTTCTTAGACAATTACACACTATGTTGGAACGATACAAGGAATTACGAGAAGAGTTTTCAAGTTTTGATGAATTGGGATACCTTTCTGATATAAAATACAAAACAAGCGATTACAAACCAATTTCAGACTCTTTACGGGTTGCAAAACATTCTATTTATTGGGCGTTACCCGTAGTAGAAACCAAAAAACACTTGTTTACAAATATAGAAGGGGATTATGTAAGTAAAAACACATACGATGTATTAAATGATATCAACCGACTACAAGATGAGTATAAATCAAACGCAATTCCAGACGAACAAAACAAATACGATTACCTTTACAAAAATCTTCCATTTGAAACCTATGACAAACCAGATGATTCATTTGAAATACTTAAAAACGTAGAAACACAAAGTAACAATGTGATAATAGATAGTTTGGGTGATTTTTACAGTTTCAATGCGGATGTTGTAAAGATTGGTACAGACTTGTCTATTGTTGGAAAAAAACAGCGGTTTATAGTAGATAAAGTGGGTGAAGGATTAACTAAAATAAAACCAACGCACCATAAAACACCTGGTTGTCCTAAATCAATACCTATAAGTACACAACGAGCAAATATCACGAACAATGATATGTTACACATTAAAGGATTGATTACATTACCATATGATGTTATGCAGTATTCAAAACTGTACGATGTAAACAATTCTTTGTTGTCTCGTGTTAATCATCATGGAAGTCAAGTCCATTATGGTGAAATATTGAACGAAAATACAGAGGTTATATTAAACGATTTAAGCTCGCCTGTTGATATTTTCAATAATGTTGTGTATCATTACAAAAAAACAGACACATACGATTATGAAAACAAAAATGAAGCATGGAACGAGATTGTAGGAAACGCAACCCTTCGTGTAGGTGATTTGTTTAAGAAATTAAAAGGGGAAATTAAAAACGGTGTTTCCATTGGACGTGTTGTAGATTATTTAAACCCATACAACGTATACAGCGAAGACATTGTTTATAATGATTACTTAAACATCAAAGAATTTGTTGAGTCTGAAATAAAGGCATACAAAAAAAAGAAATTGGAAAACATCATTAAATACAACAATTACATTAAATTTATTAGAAACTATAAAAAAGTAAGTTTTTTAGATAAGTATGTTGCTTCTGACACTATTAAGACGTTATACAATATTAAGGAAGAAACTGATATGCAGTTTTTCAGAAAAATGTATCAATTGGATGATAGTAGATTGATGATGTCGTTAGTTGCAAAGGAAATACATAACGAACTGTCAGGTGAAACCACCAACTTAAACCCTGAAGTATTGATGGACCTTAAAAAGGAATTAGACGAAAAAGAACAAGATAATAAAGGATGTGAACCAGTAACTAAGGAAATCACCTTGTCTAAAAAATACTACGATATAGATGACCTTTTACAAGACAACAACAAAAATGTTGTTTATGATGAGAAATACGACACCACTCGATACGATATTTATGATGAGTTGGCAGAAGAGAAAAACATAAAATATGCTGATTTGGTTGACCATTTAATTAAAAATGTGGGAATTGAAAAGAAAACAGCAGAAGTAGATGCTCAAAGTATGATTGATGGTTATAAAAGTGTTCAAGAAGGAGATTATGCTATTTTAGAACCAAATGGTTATGAAATGCATTATTATGAACGCAAGGAAAACAAATGGGTATTAAACGAAGAAATGTCAAACAAACCAGTTGAAGAGATGGGTTTCTGTAATTTAAAGGAAAGTTGTCTTAAAATTAACAAAGAGTGTATGAACAAGGAAAATCAAGAAGACGCTGTGAGGGAAATGTCAGTAGATGAGTTAATTAAACATTATGAAGAAAAACAAGAGAAATCCAGAGAAGAAATTAGTAAAAAGATTTCAGAAGATATAGCTAAAAGTGAAAGCATTGCTTCTATGATGAAACTTGAAAACAAAAAACGTGATTTAAAGTATGATATTCAAAAAATCAATATTGGTAAAATGCTTTCTGCAGAAGAAGTCGTTGTATCACCATACGAAGGATTGAAAAACAAGATATTGGGGGAATATGATATGGTTTCAAAGATGTCGCATATTATTGATTTTGTGGGTGCTTACTGTCGCACGTCCTTAAACAATGAATCCCCTCATTGGTTTTATTGTGTAGAAACAAATGTTCCTCTTCTTCCAACCTTTTACTATGATTTGGCACTGGCATTTCAAAACAAAACATACCTTACTGCTTTGCGTGAAATTGAACGTGATAGAGGAACCAGTGATGGTGATAATATTGTTGATAAATATAGTGGTTATGTGATTAAGAAATTACAATATGATGAAAATGAAGGATACGAAGAAAGTGGTTTTAAACGTGTAACACGTGAAGTAATGGAAGAAGAAGAGGATATTGTAATGACTACTGCTGTAAGTGGTCTTCAAGTTCAGAAAAAACATGCGGTCTTTATCAAGGAAATGAAAAAGATATTGAAAACATTGGATACAAAATTAAAGGTAAATACTTCACAACAACATGAGTTTATCATTAAATACATGATTTTATTTATGAAAAAGTATGTTTTAAGCGAAAGAAAGTATTTGGCGAAAATGAAACAGTTGAAAACAAAAGGAAAGGTAAAGGTATCCCCATACAAAAAATATAAAGATGAAATAAAAATCTTTCTTTTATTTGGGTTGTATGTTGTTGGGATACAGTTGATGACTCCACATATGGATTATGCGCCTACGTATGAAGGTTGTGTGATGTCGTTTGATGGGTTTCCTTTGGAAGAAGGTGGCGATAGTTCTATCGTATCTTACATTACTTGCTTGTTTTTAAAACTAAAAAGCAGTGTTCGTCCTTGGAATGTTCTTCCATCAACAAGACGTTCTAACTTCAATGAAATCAAGGACAAGTTTGTGGAAAAGGTGATGAAATTTATGAAAGATAAAATACTTGTAAATACAGACATATTAAATAAATTAGAAGAAAAGCGTGATTGGTTGATATTAAATCAAGAATTATCTATTGGTAAAAAAGAATTTGATATGAAACGTTGGGATACGTTTTTACCATACTTAAACCGTGTAACAGTGGATGATACAAGAGGTGTGTCTGGTAACTTTGATAGATTGTTGAAGGAAAGTATTGCTAAGGGAAATTTAAACCAATTTTCTTACATATTTTCATTAATGGGTAAGATTACCAATCAATCGTTTTTGATTCAAGAAGATATGGAGCGTGTTGTATCCAATAAAGAATTACAGTTAAATACCATAAACAATGTTCCTTTTCTGGAAAATGCTTGTTGTAATGAAACCAAAAACAATTACTCTTATTTTACGGACAAAGAACCACTTATTATTCAACGTAATAATGAAATTCGCGACATGATGGTTAAACTTGAACGGTATATGAAAATAAAGAAAGCACCTTTTTTATACAATGATGAAAATACAAAGTTGTTTTATCCATCTGTAGATACTACGTATAGTGAAAACACAATTTATCTTGCTTTTATCAAGTATTGTAAATACAACACAGGTGCTATTTTAGATGATGAACTTCAACGATTGTGTGTTACCAATGAAAGTTCGTTTAACATATATGATAGTTTAAAAGATAAAATTGCAATAATGAAGCAAGAAGAAGGTAATTATTCTAGTGATTCACTTATTGAATTAATGAATGTAATAGCAAAGAGAAATATTATACATCAAGGGTTTCACAACAAACATATCTCTCCCAAAGTTGAATTTGAAAATAAATTGTTGGAAGAAAATATTTTTACTGATGAAATGGGAGAGATATTAGATAAAGAAATAATCGACGCATTAAAATCTGTCTTGGATAGATTTGACTTGACTTATAGTGAAGAAATAGACAACGATATTAAGGATGCTATGCTTATGTTGGAAAGTAAAAACACAGATATGATAAATCTACTAGGTGATTATATTAAAAAAACTAAGTCAAAGAAGGGAAAATTAGTGGAATTTATCAAAACAATAGGTGATTTTAAAGAAAGAAAAGGTGCAGAACACGTTACAAACAAAGACGAAACCAATATGTTTGGTCTTGAGTTTTTAAAGAAATGCTTGATTCAAGTAAGTCAACAATTTCCACAATTGGTATTGGGTAAAATTAATTTTTCAGGATTAAATGTTGAAAACCCTTTCTGGAATTTAAGTGAAAAACACAATCTGAAATTAAGCAAGCAAGCAGAAATGGAATTGGGAAAGTTTAATAAGTTTAGTGAGGATGATATGATAGAACCATTGTTGAATGAATTGGTAAAGAAAGGTAAACTTGTATGCGAATTCGCGAAATTTATACCAACATATAGTGATATTGTAGGAAACAAATCTATAAAACAGTCTATATTAAATACTACTATTTCAAAAAATCTTTATACACATCTTTTGTTAAAAACACTTATACTTTACGTTGATTTGGAACCAATTGCCAAAATAAACAAACCATTCGAAAGTGTTGATATTGAAGAAAATGTATTCGAGGAAAGCAACGAAACACAACTCGATAAAATGAGTGAATTAATGACAGTTGTTTTGGAAGTGTTGCATCATCAAAAATCAAATATTAATTACTCCATGGAAGAAATACAAAACAATGTATTAAATGTAAAAGAAATGGAAAAAACTGGAATAGTAGAGCGTTTAAAGAATATGAGTAAAGAAGACAGAAAGTCAGAAGATTATATGAAAAATTTAAGATTAGGGGATTGGAATTTAGGTCAAACCAAAGCATTATACATTTACGACCCATCTCAATATGATAGAGAAGTAGATGAACAAGAAAAAGAAATGGAAACTAGAAAAATTATTCAAAACAAAGAGGGAGAGATAGATAAATTTCAAGAAGATGTTATAATGGAAGATATGATGAAAGAACAAGCAGAACAACAATTGGTTCAACAAGAAATGATGCAAGATATGATGGCAATGGGTGAAGACGATGACTTTGGTGAGATGGACGGAGATGAAATGTATTGAATGGTGATATAAATAAAATGTATTGAATGATGAATATATATATAAAAAATTGATTTAATAATAATTAATATAATAATTATTATTACACGATATAAACATAAAACATAAAACATAAAACATAAAACATAAAACATAAAACATAAAACACAATGAGTATTACAATACAAAAACCCTTCTTAAAATGGGTTGGTGGTAAAACACAACTAATGGACAAAATATTAGCCAAAATACCAAATACTATTGAAAACTATCATGAAATATTCTTAGGTGGAGGTAGCGTGTTATTGGCATTGTTATCACTGCAAAAACAAGGTAAAATCAACATCAACCATAAAGTATATGCTTATGATTTAAATAAGGCATTGATATATGTGTATAAAAATATACAGTCAAACAAAGAAGTATTATTTGATACTATAACAAATTATATGAATAAATACGATGGGGTAACAGGTGATACTATAAACCGTAAACCAATAAACTTAAAAGAAGCAACCACATCAAAGGAAAGTTACTATTATTGGTTGAGAAGTAAATTTAATAATATAGATAAAACATCGGTAGAAGGTAGTGCCTTATTTATGATTATTAATAAATTGTGTTTTAGAGGAATGTATAGGGAAGGACCAAATGGATACAATGTTCCATATGGTCATTATAAAAAAACACCAACTATAATAACAAAAAAGGTATTGGATAATGTTAGCATATTAATTGAAAATGTTGAATTTGAGTGCTTGGATTTCAACGAGTCAATGAAAAAAATACGCGGAAATGATGTTGTATATTTAGACCCTCCGTATGCTCCAGAAACAGATACATCATTTGTAAAATACAACAAGTGTGGGTTTACACTGGAAAATCATCAACAATTGTTTAAAAACATCCAAAATTTACATAAAAAAAGTGTTAAATTTATACTAAGTAATTCAAATGTTAGTATAGTTACTGATAGTTTTAAAGGATTTAATTGTGAAGAAATCATTGCTAGAAGAGCGATTAACTCCAAAAATCCAGGAGCAAAGGCAAAGGAGGTAATAATTTATAATTGATAGTATCTATTATAATCTATTATAATCTATTATAATCTAATCTAATTTTTCTATTACTGGTTTTACAAAATCACTAAACTTTACATATTCAATACCCCAATACGATGCTAAATCCAACAATTGTTTTGTTTTTGATGTAACATCACCAAAATATTTAGTTTTACCATAAGTTAATTCGTGTTCTTGATTTGCTATGCATATAATTTTCAATGGTTTTCCATACATCTCAGGGATATTTTGATACTTAATAAAGGTACCTAATACCTTTTCACCAGCAGTTCCATGCACCCACCAATTCGATGTTTTTACTTCAATCATATAATCATCACATTCCCAATCTGGTTGAAATCCATTCATTTTTTTAACCTTTTTTGGATTCTGACCTAAAAGAGACAATACATCATACACACTTCTTTCTCCCAATAATGTGGTCCATTGACCATTATTTGTTTGATTGATAAGAGTGTTTCCCCATATTTTTTCTTGTTTTTGGTTTTCCACCAGTAATTGTTTCATAGTAACTCCTTCTTTTTTAATAATAGGCATTGGTTTATTACATGCCCATTGTATGATTTCTTTTAATTGCGATTTTGTAAAGTAAGTCATAGTAATCTTTGGTATTTATACATTTATTTATTGTATGTGAAAACAATCAATTTTATAATAAATTTAATTTAGTAATAAATCAATAGAATGATAAATCATTAGGATAATAATAAATTAATAATAAATTATTATTATCAGTATATATAAAATAATGTTCAGACTGTTTATTAGACAAAATATTACATCAGTATCTATCGTTTTATTTATTATGCTATTTGCTGTTATTCAAATTGTAAAACCTTCTATCATTTACGAAAAGGATGGTTCATTAAGACAATTTGGATTGGCATCTAGAAAAAAGACAGTATTGCCTATTTGGTTGGTTACTATATTTTTAGCTATATTATGCTATCTATTTATAATGTATTACTTGACACTGCCTAAATTTATTTAAATTTTAATTGGTTTATCACATGGCATACCAATAATAGTATTCATATTAATTGTTACAACTAAAATAATAGTTAATATATACCAAATTGTAGTAGATATGATATCTTTTTTAAGGAAAAGATTATATAATTTCTTTAATAATTGTTTTGTTGTATCATTTATAGGAACATTTAAATTATTCATAAACAATTGGAAGTTATAAGGATTAATTTCCTTAAGAATTATATTGATGTCTTTTTTTATTTTTTCACTTAGATTTGGGTCTTTTTTCTTTAAACTTGGTATAAGCACTTTGGTTGCTATTTCTTGTTTGGTTGTTTTTTTAAGTCTTGCAAACAAAGCACCAAATGTATTGTAGAAAGGGCGCTTCCATGATGGAAACGCTTCTATAATTGAACCAATAATACCAAATATAAAAATCATAGTAACTAATGCGGTACTAAATGCTTCAATATACATAGGGTTACCACATCTTCCTTTTAACACAGTAGAATTAATAAATCCTTGTGATATGGTAAATATACCTATTAATACGGGAACTAATACAAATGGGCGAAAGTTTTTCTTTGGTAACATCATATCTTTTGCATAATCTTTGATACGAGTCATTCGATAACGTATAAAAGCTAAAACAATGATTAATATTAGGTAAATTCCTCCAATACTACCATTACTTACTCCTCCTTCTTTTATCTTTTTATTAGATTCATTTTTTATTTGTGTTGTTTCAGATGCATCCATTTATAATAAAATGATATTAAATAATGATATTAAAATTTTGTATTAAATATCATTACTTGTATATAATGTAATGTAATGTAATGTAATGTAATGTAATGTAATGTAATGTAATAAGATTTACAACTGATTTACATCAATGGAACTTAGGTTTTTAACGATGTCTTCGTCTGTTTTCTTACACTTAATATTATTCATGGATTCGCTATTTATTAATACAGCCAACGCTGCTGCTAATACATAAAATACAAATGTTCCAATTAAATCTTTTTTGAGGACTAAATTGTAATACTTCATCATAATATCATTCATTTGCTTTGTGTTTGGGATATTTAATGGTAATAATTTCATTTGAAAATTAGTTGGGCGAACTGTATTAATCATTAAACCTTCATCAATTAAAATCGTTTCAAGTACACTGGAATCGTCATTGCGTGCATTAGGGGTGTATACTTTGTTTACTATGGTTCTTATGGTTTCTACATTTAAACCACAAAAAAAGTAACCAAATGTATTATCGAATGGTGATTTCAATATAGGAATACTTTCAACAAGTGTAACTATAAATCCAAATATTAAAAATATAGTAATTGCTGAAGTCATTACTGCGGTTGGAGTCATGTCAACATTACATCTTTCTAAAAGTTGTTTACGATTGCTTACACTTTGTATAATAAACATAACAATTAATACTAAGGGAACCATCATATATTTTGGTAAGGCGCTTTTAGAAGGAAGCATTAAATCAGGTGAATAACTAGATATTTTATGATTGTAAAAGCGAAATATAAAAAATACCGTAATTACTAATAAATGAACTGGTAGAAAAGTAAACATGTAATATATATTAATTGTATAATAATTAAATAGGTTATTTGTAAAGTTTTGTAATATTATTTGTTTATTATTAATATATTACTATGAATAAACCAACATTGATTGAACCAGGGGTTAAGTATTTCTTAAACGAAACACTTAAAAACTGTAGAAACAAAAAACAAGTAAGTGAGAAGATTAATATTAATATTGCTTTGTTTGCATTGTTTAGTATTATTATTGGTAGTATATTGTATTATAAATGGAAACATAAACCTACTTTAGAAGAGTTAAAGCAAAGAGACAATATAAAAAAACACTACATATTAAATAAAATCAAACAAATTACTGATGTAAAATTAAAGGATAGAAACGAAACAATCACAAATCTCCCTAAATTTGAGAGTGATTTTGTGAAACTTCATAAAAATTTTTATAACATTTAATAGTAAATGAGTAAATTAAAGGATTATAGTGATGCTTTAAACAATTACTATGATTTGAAATCAAAATATGAAAACAAACTATCTAAGAAAGCAAAAAGTAAGATATTGGAAAAAGACGGTAAAAAAGTTTGTATTAAATGTAAAAAGAAGGGTGGAACTGAATTTGCAAGAATAGTTGAGAAACCAACACAAGGTAGGTCTCAGGTGTATCTTATTGCTAAATGTAAAGCAGAGATTCCTTGTGATTTAGATATTAATATTAAGTTGGCAAATTATAAATTATATGGTGATTTAGTAAAGTCTATTAACAAACAAACCGAAATAATAAAAGGCGATATAATCAAACTAAAGTTGGATTTGCTTTTTCAATTAAAAGATGAAGAATATGTAGTTACTAGGTTTGAAAAACTTAAAACAAAATTGCAAACTCTTAGTAATAAAATACAAAAACTAAACAATACATACAATGAAAAAAACAACACTTTTATCGTAAAGAAAAAGGATGATGTTACCAATGAAGAATATGAAGAAAAAATCAATAAAAAGGAAGCAATAACCATTACTAATAAAGAAATAGAAACCACACTAAGTAATTATGGGAAAATAGTGAAAGAATACAATAAAACCAAAAACAAGGCATTTTTAGCGGATGCTTTTGAAAAGTATCACAAACAAGTAGTAGATTTGTTTATTAAAAAGAGGGGTATTCAGTATCAAGAATGTATCATAAAATCTGTACCTCCTTTGAGAAAAGAAGATGATGCGGAAACTTATATTGATTTTAAAGATGTATCTATTGAAAACAAACAAGTATCTCTTAACGCATTTGAAATTGTTAAAAATGTGTATTAATTAGTTGGTTGATTGATTGGTTGAAAATAATGTTATTTGTTTGACTCTTTCTTTATCTTGGTATAATATATATGAATTTAGGTAAGTTTATAGATATAAAAGTATTTTTATTGGCACTATTTGCTGGTTTGTTTCTTTCTTATATTTTGTCTCCAAAAAAGCGTGTTATTTATGTATATCCAAACCCATCTAATACTGAAAAACTATCATACAAAGACAAAGCAGGTAACTGTTTTAAGTTTCAAGAACATACCGTTGATTGTCCTGCTAATAAAAATGATATAGAAGAATATAAGGTTCAATAATATAATAAAACAAGCGAGATATATAATGGTATAACATTAAGATATATAATTTATAAAATATTTACAAATTATATATGTATTTAAGACGACTTATATATAGTGGGTTTGGTAAAATAATTATTTCAATACTGTTGGGGTTGGGATTGTCTACCTTATTTAGAAAAGTATGCAATGATAGAAACTGTCTTGTATTTAAAGCACCTACCATTGATAAAATAGACAACAAAACGTATAAATTTCAAGATAAATGTTATAATTATACAGCAAGCGCAATACAGTGCAATGACGATACTGAATATGTTGAATTTGAATAATCAATAATGCGTATAATATAAATTTAGTTACTATTATCAATGTATAAATGGAAGCAAATACTACGGATATTGATAGTTTGCCTAATGAATTAAAACCAGCAGAAAATGTTAAAATGACAGTTAGTGAACCAAACTCATCTAAAAATGTTATTACTGAACTTAGTAAGGAATCGATAAGTCAAATTGTTAATGGTTTACAAGAAGCAGGTGCTAGTCAATTAACTGGATTACCTAGTAAACATATACCAAATCAAAACTCACAAGTAAGTTTTGACCCAAATGTTAAAGTAAACCATATTCCACCAGTAGAAGAAGAAAAGGCAAATTATATTGAAGATGACACTTCGTTTGAAGAAATAGTAAAACAATCCCAACGTAAGGAAAACAATGATGCACGTTTGGAACAAATATACGATGAATTTCAAACACCTATATTGGGGATGGTTTTGTATTTCTTACTTCAATTGCCTTATATTCAAAAGATATTTATAAGAAACTTTCCATCTTTGTTTAACAAAGATGGTTTCCATACACTGTCTGGTTATATGGTTCAAACCGCCCTGTTTGGTATAGGATTTTATGGATTGAATTCATTGTCCAATCATTTAAGTGTATTGTAGATAAAATCATATATGATTTGTAAGTTATATATGATTTGTAAGTTATATATGATTTGTAAGTTATATATGATTTGTTTTAATTAACTTAATAGAGAAAGTAGTGTTAATTTCTTTTTCTGTGTTTTCTTTTTAGTGGATTTTCTTGTTTTCTTTACTGCTTTTGTTTTCTTTGCTGCTTTTGATGTCTTTGTTGCTTTTGCTTTCTTTACTTTCTTATTTTTATACTCATTCGCTTCATGTGGAATATAACGAAGAAAATACCATTCATATTCCTTTTTCCCTTTGCTTTTCTTTAATTCTTTGTATTTGTCTGATTTTTCTGCTCTCATTTTTTCCATAGTCATTTGGTCGCCATAACAATCAATTGTAAACCGCTTCAACAATCCTTTTTGTGACAATCTATTTTTTTGTTGAACATCAAAAAGGTATTCACTCATGCATAAGATACGGTTTTCTTTGTAATACTTTCTACTAACATAAGCAAATGATAAATAGAAACTAAGCATAGTATCAATTGTTGCTATTCTAATACTTTTACCAGTTGATTTAATAACATTGTAACTATGACATGCCAATGGTTCATAAATAAATACAAGTGTTTCACTTCCTACCTTTACTTCATAATGTGGAGCAATTATCTCTCCCACACCGGGACGTTTAACTATTTTAATCTTCTTGATTCCAATATTTGTTAATCGCTCTTTTATAATTCTTGCTGTATTTTGTGGTTCTAATGATAATACATCAAAGTCTGGTATTCTAGGAACAGGGACATTCCGTATATTGGGGTGTTGTTTTAAAATCATTCGATTCGCATATGCTCCAAAAAAGATACAACCTTGTGCTACTAAAGCATCGCGTGTTGTTGTAAATATCAACGACTCTACTTGAGTTAGTCGAGACAATACGTTGTCGTTATTATCGTTTTTACTTGGAGACGTTGAGACTGATTTTTTTACACCATATTCAAACAAACGTTGTATTTCTTCATTATCGCAATTTTTACCTTTAAGTGGGTAGTGCTTGTTTAATAAACTAAGACGCTTCAATACTTTTTCCCATCTACTAACATCTCCTTGTGGTCGTGAAAGTTCTAAATACATAGACATACGCAAATAATTAGCAGGAGTATAGTAAATACTATCCACAATAATAGCACGTTTCTTAATATTCTTGTAAATATCATCCACTAAATAAGTAATATCTGCTACAGGAATGTAATTTACAAATACTTTAAATGTTCCTGGATGCATACCTGCTTTGGCCTCTACTTCTTCATACCCTTTGCTGTAGTAAATATCGGCCAAATCTTTGGCATCTTTTAAAGGGTCTGGTGAATAAAAATCATAATCTGGAAGTTCAACCTTTTTATCATAAAATTGGTCTTCTAATGGTAGTATATTGTTGATAGCAGTTCCACCGTAACAAATACGCTTTCTATCACGCAAAAATTGTTCGACGATTTCAATAATGATTTGTATGCTAGGATTGTTAAGAAGACTGTATCCTGTCTTTTTTTCAATATTATCAACAGCGTTTCTTAATATCGCCAATTCCTTTTCTTGGAATGATTGTTTTGTCATGTTGTATATAAAATATATAGATTTTATATATTTTGTATTATTGTATTGTTTTGTGGTTATGTGTTGTTTTGTGGTTATGTGTTGGTTTGCGATTGCGGATGTGTTTAACTGTTTTCCATTAACACTTTTTTGACGCGGGGGTCCATTGGTTTGGGTTTAACCAACTTTATAGGTTTGTATCGTTGTTCGTCTGGTTTAAGCACTAACGCACTTTTGTTTTTGGAGAAATATGTCAATGTTTCTTTTAAATTGGCGTCATGCAATGTAAATCGCATCAATGAAACTTGACACCCACCCTCTCTATGAAGTTTAGATGGTGGATTTTCCTTTTCATTGGTTTCGTCTGGTATTACCATTTTAACCATTAACTTATTTTTCTTTATCATTTCTTCTTTATCGGTTCCAAACTGAACATCGTAATTTCTAACAAACTCCATACTTCCCATTCCTTTTACTTCCATATTATTACACATATTGGTTATTTTATACAAATCACTGTCTTTAAAAGTATTCGTAGTATCATACACCGATACGATAACTTTTTTACTCAACCATTTAATGTTTTCATTGATGACATTTTTATCACGACCACCGTATCCATACGAAGAATCCATTAACTGAGATTTAAAAGCAGTTTTAATGTTATCTGCAAGCGTATTTAAAGCAGAACCATTCATCGTTTTTATCCTAAAATTTAATATCAGTAAATCGTTTGAGTTTTGTGTTGTTATACCACGAAATGCTTTTTTACAAGTGTCCAATACTTCTGGTATTTCTAAATGATTTAATGTGTCTTTGGAATAAAGAGAACCACTATTTCCAGCAGCATTCTTTAAACTGGCGGCAATAACCGGTTTCCCATTTTGTGAAAATACTTCAAAATCCAATACACGTGGTCCCATTTTAATCGTATTTTCTAATATCCCCACATCCACCCAATTATTAAACACTTCGCCTCCACAACAACTGTTGTAACTTCCCAATATATAATAATCCTTCAATGAAGTTGGACGTTTATGAACGTTATCATAACTATCATGATAGGTAAAGTTAGAAATGGAATTAATACCATTTTCTTCTTTAAAAGTTAGAAACTTCTTTACGTTGTCCTTTAAATTGTTTACATTTTTCGCGCTTTTATTTAAACGATTGGTAATATAAAATAATATAATAAGAATAGTGATAATTACTCCAATAATAAGAATAAAACGCAACAATGTTCTGTTGTTACTTGTGATGGCTTTGTAATACTCCATTACCTGTCTCTGTAACTTTTCTGATTGTTCTTTTGCTTGTTTCGCCATATTTTCCATTAAATCACCTGTATCTGCTTCCATTTTAGGTATATTATTACCCACAGCACCAGGGTTTTTCAAGTTTAATATATTTGTTTTGGGTAAAAAATTTGGTTTTGATACACGATTCATTTTAATATATAATTAGATATATTTTATATAATTGGATATAATTTATTGGTTATAATTTATTGGTTATAATTTATTCGATATAATTTATTGGTCAAAACACGATTTAATTATAACAGAAATTAAATATTAAAATTATTATATTATAATATATTAATTAAATGGGTGGTGGATTATTAAATTTAACCTCTTATGGAAATGAAAATGTAATATTAAATGGAAATCCTAAAAAAACATTTTTTAAAGCCGTCTATAAAAAGCATACTAACTTTGGATTACAGCGTTTCAGAATTGATTACAAAGGAAGTAGGATTTTAAATTATAATACACCTACAGTATTGGATTTTAAAATACCTAGATACGCTGAAATGTTGTATGATTCTTATGTATGTGTTACACTACCAGATATATGGAGTCCGTTTCACGAATTTGACCCAACATTGCCAACTGGTTCAAATACATTGAAACCATACCAATTTCGTTGGATTGAAGAGTTGGGAACCAACATGATACGTGAAGTAGAAGTTTATTCTGGACCAATTATTTTAAGTAAATTTTCCGGTGAGTATTTAAGTTGTTTAAAGGAGCGTGATTTTAGTAGTTCCAAAAAGGATTTGTGGAATAGAATGACAGGAAATGTTGCTGAATTAAACAATCCAGCATTCGCCGGTAATCGCGTGAACGTATATCCAAACTCAATGTATGTTGATACTACGGGTGTAATACCTTCTATTCAAGGTAGAAAACTGTATATTCCTTTAAACTTGTTTTTTTCCGATTCTAGTAAAATGGCACTTCCATTGGTGGCGTTACAATACCAGGAAATCAATATTAAAATAACATTTGAACCTATTTCGAAACTTTATACTATAAATGATATTGACAATGTTACTAGTTCAAGTGGGATAAGTTATAGAAGAGCACCAAATCCAAATGTATTGCATCATCAAATGTGGCATTTTTTAAATCCACCTCAAGACATATCTGGTTCTTTATCATTGTATGACCAAACCAGAAACGATTGGAACAGTGACATTCATTTGATTTCTACTTATATATTTTTGGGTCAGGACGAAAGACGTATGGTTGCTCAACAACCTTATAAATTGTTGATTAAACAAATATACGAATACGAGCAATTATCTGTCGGTGGTTCACAGATAACTGAATTTGATAGTAAAGATATGGTTGTCAATTATATGTTTCGGTTTAGACGTAATGATGTTTATCTTAGAAACGAATGGTCTAATTACACCAATTGGACGTATAATAACATTCAACCTCAGAAAATAACAAATGTATTACCTTCTGTTAATGGAAGGCGTATAAACAATCCAAGAAACTTTTTTATTACTGGTGCCATTGGTGATTATTTTTACAATAAAAAAGAAATTTTAGTGGATATGGGAGTAGTATTGCAAGGGGTGTATCGTGAAAATGTGATGGATGCTGGTATATACGAATATGTGGAAAAATGGAAGCGCACCAGTGGTTCCGCAAAGGATGGATTATACTGTTACAATTTTTGTTTGGATAGTGAAAGAAGTATATACCAACCGTCTGGAGCAATGAATTTAAACAAGTTTTCAAAGGTAAGTTTTGAATTTAACACATTGGAACCTCCTATTAATACAGAACCACGATTAATCAATATTATTTGTGACACAAACAACAATCCTATTGGGTTTCGTAAGTCTACTGCTGACTTAAACGAATATAGTTATGATTTAAAAGTGTTTGAAGAGCGGTATAATATGTTGATTATTATGGGAGGAAGAGGAGAGTTGTTACAAGCACGATAAGTAAAATAATTATTATTTATTAATAGTAATTATTTGTTAGGGAGTAGGTAGGTTGTTAGGGAGTAGGTAGGTTGTTAGGGAGTAGGTAGGTTGTTAGGGAGTATGTAGGTTGTTAGGGTATTGTATATTGTATTAT